ATGTATAGTCTTTTTTTTATTATCTTTGCAACTCTCACCAACGTTAAAATGCACGAATTTCCAGTAAGAGCTTTACAGCCTCCAGCATGGTGCTTCGTGCATTTCTTTTTGACGTGGTGAGATACTAATAAAAGACTGGAGGCTTATCAACTAGTCGTTACACCAACCATTATTCCTTCCTTAAAATTTAAATATCGAGTTCCTGAGGGTGTAGATATTGCCTGTTTAATAGTACTACCATAGCTTCCATCAATTCGAATACTTCCTGAGACAATATCAATTGCAACATTGCCTGCACCTATTTCGATATGCAATCCAATATTTTTACTATGATTATTGAGATTATGAATTTTAATGAACTTATTAGAATTGAAAAGCTCTAATAAGGCATTTTTAAACGTCATCCCAGTTTGCTCTAAAGAATCAATTTTGATAAATTCTTTGTTTAATCGAAGTGCTCCAGTATAAGGCGTACCAACTTCACTAGAGATATACAAGCCATTTTCATCAATTTTAAATGGACCAACTTCCGAATTCCCTGTAACGATCAATTGCTCTGCTGTTATTTCTTCTGCGAATAATGCTTGTGCGAATGCAACTAGTGATACAATTTTATCAGCTGTAAGAGTACCTGTTCTAATCCAGTTACCATCAAATTCATTAGTTTCAGCAAATTTCCAATTGTTGAAAGTTACCTTCACCTCTTCAAACTCCGTTGGATCAGCTCCGTTAACTTTAGTAACAGTCATTTCACGTTCGATCGGATCAGCTAAAGATTCAACATAGATGAAAACCTTTATTTTAACGATACTAGCTGTTATTGTTGCTAATTTGAAAGTGTTATTTGTATCGCTGTTATAAGCATCTCTAACCCTTACAGCTGTACCTCCTGGAAAAGATTGGATATTATATCTAAACTGACCTATTCCAGGAGTAGCATTTGCAGCAACTGGTGTAAGTGGCATTGAGCCTTTTAGAACAGCTATAGAACATACTGCTGTATCGATAGAAGCTTGTGAAACTGATCCATCATGATTAGCAGGTAGAGCATGTACTTCATTTGATAATATAACTGATATACCGTCTTTTCCGTTTTGACCATCTTGACCATCTTGACCATTTTTAGTAATCGAAAAAGGAACATTTACATATGACTCATACGGGTCACCAGTCGCTTTGAAATGAATTTGTAGATTACCAGTCAATGCACTTACAGTAGTTATTGTAGCTTCATTGGTTGCATGACTTGCTGTACACCCTGTAGCAACAATTGATGTGATAGTAACAGGAATATTTACACCAGCTTTGCTTAATAAAACGCGAGTTTTTGCTCCTGTTAATATAGGATTAGATCCATCCGCATTAGCAGGTATAACAATATTGGAAGGTGTACAGTTAATCGTATATCCATCATCTACAATTGATATTGTAATCTGTGCTTTTCCAATAAACTTAACCAAGAAAAATGGTATAGTAAACATTCTAAAGTTAACTCCAGATTGCGCATATAAATCAACTGATCCATTATTGGCTGATACTCCTGTAATCGTTGCGACATTTGCTGATCTAGTAACTGTACAATTCGTACCAATTGCATTTGTAAAACCAGTCGCTAGTGGCGTTTCAACTCCTGAATCATCATCAACTTCAAAGCATTGCACAATGACTTTAGCGCTTGATAAATCGGGTACATCATTGTTTGTAAGAATGTAAATAGGATTAGCGGAAACCTTCCAAATAATTGCCATCTTAAACCTCCTCTTGACTTAGTTCACGACTTATTAAAGAGAATTGCTGAAGATGGATAGGTTCAGTATAGCTGATCTCAATGTTACCATTTTCATCAACTTTAATATAATCTTCTGGTGCAGGTTGCCAAGAGGATAGCGTTGCTCCTTTTTCAAGTTTTATTCGCCAGAAAGTAGCGTCGATATTATGTGAAACATCTGTAGCTCTAAATTGAACCTGAACTGATCCAACACCATTACCTTCAATACTTAGCCATTCAACTTTTAACTGTTGACCTGGCGTTAGTGTTACAGATCTACTCTCTAAATTACTACGAACTAATAAATTATTTGTTTGATGATTATTTTTAACCCAAAAACTTACCGATACTTTTTCACCAACAGCAGGAACAGCTAAAGAGTTAACAGCTTTAGTAACAACGGTACCTCCTGTAGTTGTTACTCTTTGAGCGTTATTAGCAGACCATTCACTAACTGATACAGAACCTAAAGGTGTGACAGTAGACCCACCCGAGCCTATAAACAAACTAGAAGAATTACTATTCTTCAATAAATTTCTACCTGCAATATTTCGATTATCAACACCATTTCCCATCCAAGTAGCTGGCCATTCAGCTGTTTTGACATTTAATGAATTTTTAGGAAAAACGACAGTAGGACGTTTGCTTAAAACTTTATCAGCTAAACGTGTAGCAATAGCAGTCGTTGTAGGAATGTATGATGTGGCAACAGGACCTTCTTCAAGTTGAAATCCAGTAGCAACAAAACTTTTGGTGCTATTTGTATTAAATTTAGCAATGCCAAAATATTGCAAACTACTTTCTATACCCACATGTGTAGCTTGAATTCTATATACATTATTCCCAATATTTAATATTTTAACGCCCGCTGTAATAGCAACTCCCTGAATAACAATCCTTAAATCATGTAATATAGGAGCTGATCCATCGTCCATTTTTATAAAAAATGAAAATGTGTATGATAAACCTAAGGAAAAAACGAAACCTTTATAAGCATATACAGCCTCATTACTATTATGTTCTAACCTTAACCCTTTTGAGATAAATGATCCCAAATTAAAATTTGTGTCTACTGCTGTCAATCCAACTGAAGATTTAGGGCTTGAGCTGCTAAGTCCATTAACAAATCCCGAATCGGTTGATAAGTTAGATGATGCTGGCTCAATCATTAATCCTTTGGAAACTCCATTTTCAAAGTTTATACGTGGCACATTTGCAGCTGCCAATTGCATTACACCACTGGCATCAAAATAAGTTCCCGATGATCCTCTTTGAAATTCAAACTCCTCTAAAGTTTTACTATCACCATTCATAGCGTAAACTACACCAGCTTTATTTGCACTTGGTGTAAGAGCTAGTGAAGCATTATTCTTCACCACTGTCGGATAAGCATTCAACTCCGCATTTACGCGGGCAGCAGTGAAAGCAGCACCTTGCGCTGTTAAATCAGCGTAATATAAAGCTGTATTCAAAGTTGTAGTTGGTACATCAATCTCCTTGAGACGATTACCAACTAACTTTCGTGTTTTATTTGATGTTACGATTCCAGCCATTATAATAATGTATAATTCGGTGAATTCGGTTCAGGTAATATCTGAACTGCTGATTTTACCGATTTCGTGAAAAAATCCATATTGCTTTGCCCTTTTAAATAGACGTTGAAGAATTCACCTTCTTGCCATTCAACGAGTACTTCTTCATCCTCCGTGCCTTCGTTGATCACTTCTGTTGACTGAGGGATTTTACCAATCCAATGAAGAATCCAATCATTACCACTATCGTAGAATGTCGGAGTATCTAATGGAAGCCCCAACTCATTGAGTAAGGCTTCCTTATTTGTTGTTTTGAAATACAATTGATCCATTATACTGACATTAGAGTACACACAAAAGTTGCTTTGTTGGTCACATCAGCTGGTAATATTGTGATTGATTTTCCAGTTCTGCTAAAAGCAACATCTGCATCACCGTTCTGATCATATTTAGCCCATGTGTAGGTATATTCAGTACCCGCAACATCAATTAATTCTCCACCACGTCGAACATCTACAGTTAATTGAATTGTCCCTGATCCATTTTTAATTATATCACCATCGGGTGACCATATTTTAAGGTCAATAGGATCAGACATGTCATTTAATGTCTCTACTGCCTGTGCTGTTTGTCCAGAAGTAGATGCTCCTGTAGAATTATCCTTTGCAAGACATTTGAATACTTCAAGGTTTAATACTGCAGCATTCGGAATAACAAGTGTCTTAGCGTTGAATCCTGTAATACCATTGAAATATGGATCAGATGATATCTTTGCCCAACCTGCTCCAAATGTTGTATCATAATGAGGTGAAGTCACAGCAGCTCCCGAAGCTACTGCAGCAGTTAAATTGCTAGTAAGAGTTACTACTTTAGAAGTAGAGTTTACGCTCAATGCTGTGTAAGTTACACCAGCTGCTCTAATTTGTGAGCCTGCCTGTACATTAGCGACGTTTGCAAGTGTAATCGTATTTTGTCCAATATTTGCAGCTGCTGTAGCTGTTGTTGGAGCAAATACTTTCATATCACGTTTACCCCAATTGTATTGCACATTGTTTACTAATACCTCGGATGCTCTATACAAATCACATGTAAGCGTTAAGGAAGCTATTTGATCGTTTTGAAAGATTGTACCTTGATCAGCTGTGATTACAGCAAGCAATCCCGATCCAGCATTCTGTACCGTATTGAAAGAAATAACTGCTGAAAATGGAGTTTCCATTCCGTTATTTGGATCAACAAAGATTGCAGAAAAAGTATACTTTACATTACCTGAACCCGTAACATCGTTTTTCTTTACTGTTAGCGTGTAAGGAGCTGTCGCGCTAATTACATAATCAGCCGTATTTGTAAGAAGAACATTGTCTCTACGCCATTGCGCTGAACCTGGTTTAATTCTACCTGCTACCGATGCACTATCTCCTGGAATACCTGAGATAAATAATTGAGGAGTCAACACCAAAAATGGTGATGTTGCCCAGCTTGGTAAATAACTGTTGTTATCCTGTGAATAAATTTGTGTCAACGGCTGATTAGAGCCGATGAATGCTTGAAACGATACTGCATCGTTTTGGTCGATAATGGTGATCTGACCTTTTGCTTTAATTACTGCCATTGTATAATTGTTTTTAAAGATTAATTGTTACTTCACATTCGAAAACTGCTTTTTTATACACATCAGTTTCGTCAATGTGTACTTCCTTTTTATCCTTACCTTCATGGAAATTCCATAGCTCATCAGCATTACGATCGTTAGAAATTCTATACCACTGGAAAGCATTCTCAGGTAATTGTTCGTTGATCATTTCACCACCCCAATAAGCATACGCTCTAAGAGTGGTATCAATATTTCCATTCATGAAGATGTCGCCATAGTCCGAGATTACTACAACCTTTAATTCACCAACTCCGCTATAAACTTTGATGATCGTCATCTGATCATATTTGTCACCTACGCTGTAGCGAATTAGGACAGAATCCAAGCCGTGCCAAATTGCTGATTGATGGTGAAGAGTGAATGTTAGTGTATTGAATGTTCCTGGAATATCAACCCAAGCATTGTTATAGAAATATTGCCATTTACGCTCCTCAGGCTTACCAACGAAATTGTATTCAGCTGCTGTAAGGGTAATGGATTCTTTATCTACTACTTTGGTGATATCATCAGAGTATGTGAATACTTGCTCTCCTGTTAAGGTGATAAACTGCGCATTTGTACGTTTTGCAATTAGCTTGTTTTGCTCATTTTGAGTGCGCTCAACGTTGCCTAAAGTGATTTTATTCACTGCTACATCACGAATGATCTTTTCAGCTAAAGTGTAGCTTACCACATCAGCAATCTTTGCTGTGACTTTACTTGGATTCGCAATAGGATAACTTAGCTCCGTAATTCTTAAGAAGCGATTAACATTAAGTTTAGTCGATACCACATGAATCCAGGTACCAACATTAAGCGCGCCAACTAAACCACGTCTTCTAAGCTCCAATTCATCAAGTTCCAGTTCGAATCCAACAGAAGGATGAGAATGTTTTTCAGCATATTCTATCGTCTTTTCAGCGACTTTATTTTCAGCTGCTGTGATATACGATTCAGGCATAATAATGCCTACAAGCTTATATTTATCGCCTGCTTTTGGAGAGAATGTTTCATTCGGTAAAAAGTAACCCTCTGTCTCTTCAAGGCGGTTGATTCGCATTGCTTTTGTAGCATGATTATAAGATGCTATTTCAAACTCTTGACCACCAAGTTCGCCCGACATAAATACAATCTTTGCCCCTTCAATTTGCTGATCGTTTAAATCGAAATCTAAGCTTGAATCAGTTAGCGTGAGGTAATCAGCAGATACCGATGTTAACGTTCCTATTCGTGTAGGAATGACATCCTCGAAATAGATATTCTGAACAATAAGACCGTATAGATTTACATTACGCTCCACGTAATTACCTGTCATCACAAGATTCTTTCTGCCACTCTTATAATCTAAAGGCAAATTTTCAGAACCTCCAAATCCATAGAAACGAGTTGCAAATGGACTATCTGGTACCGAAACCTCAGTTAAGGTATATAGTCCATTTCCTTTGCCTTGTGAGAAAGTAAAGCCTTCTAATCTATTGCCAACGGATTTACCAACATATAGTACATGACCATCGAAGTTATATTCTAACCCAAATAGCTCACACGTCTGAGTAACCGCTTGTCTACACGTCACATTATCAAAGTAAATATGGAGTGGTTCGATATCAACAGGCTCGTCTATCTCAAGTACAAAACCATCATCAATAACCGACATGCAATCAATAACTAATGCAAGAATTTCGCTAGGTGTACCGAAATAATCAAACTTGGATTCTCCTAAATGCGATAACGGCATATCATGCATACGGTACTCGGGAGACTTGAAAACGATATCATAATCGAATTGTCTTTTACCATACTCTTTACGCGACGGCATTTCATTCCCTTTGATGCTGTATTTTTTGCCGTTATGGATAATGTAGTCATATGGCAAAAAGTCGATTATCTCAGGATTGGAAAAGATAACTTTAACGCGATCATCACCCATGAAATATGACTCACGGATAGTATCATCACCGATGTTAACCTCCACCAATTCTGTATTATCTCTATATATTTTAAGTTTTGCCATTTAAGGTATTGCTAAAAATTCGTTAGGTCTATCATTTCCAAGCTCCCAATTAAAAGTTGAAAAGTGACTTTCCACATAATCATTGTAATTAGAAAATCCCAAGTGCTGTACAATAAATCTTCTATTTCTTGATGGTATATCTATGGTTAATACATTCAGATTTAATATAAATTGAAAGAATGCATGTAGACGTGACCAATATTCATTCTCACTATTAGCCATGATTAGCATAGGGAGTGAATACGTAAGTCTTTCATACACCACCGGTTCATCAGGATCTATCTCAAGACCGTGCTCATCGTTCCAATTTTTTGCATAACCAACTTTTCTAGTTGGGAGCTTCCATAGCTGATTAAATGCACCATCCTGAATAATCACACCGTATACGGTTTCAAGGTTTACTCCGTTAACAATCATAATCCCATCCCTTCTGCTGATCTCCCTGTTTTGGAAGTATTTTTATTAATTGCTTTTAATTCTACTACAGCATTTTTAAGCTCGGAAACTGTATTCGCTGTATTTTGCTCTATAGCGGCTTGGTGTCTCAACTGCGCATTCATTAAATCATGTGATTTGACATGAAAGTCTAAAGCCTTTTCAGAGATCGCAATATGCTTTTTGCTGAGGTCGTATCTTGATCGTTCAAAACTCAAAATTGCACTTCCAGTGTTTTCGGAAATATTTCTATTAATTCGACCTTGAGTTTTTTCTGTATTGGATGATGATTCATCAGGATCGAAACCCATCGCATCTTTGATCTGATCTACTCGTTTTTGACCATCTTGCTGAATTTTATTGTACGCATCTTGCAGGGCTTTTTTTTCAGCCTCATCAATACTACCTCCACTGATAGCATACGCATCTAACATCGCGTACCAATCCTGAAGAGCTTTTTCTAAGTAATCACGCGAGAATTTTTGCAGGATGTAATTCTCCATAATATTATCAAAACTCTTAGCCCATGCTTCAGCACTGTCTTCACCGTTCTCTTTAAATAGACTTTTAACATTATTTAAAATGGTTGCAAAAGCGTTACCAGTAGTTTCTTCACGAAGTTTATTAGCGACTTCGTTATAAAGGTCAATTTGATTACGTAATTGATTGATTAGATTTAGCGTATTCTCATCTGCTTTACCAGAATTAGCTATTTGTTCTAGTTTAATTAATTCTTGCTGAGCTGCTTTGATATCATCCGTTATCGGTGAAAACTTACCGCCATACTTTCCTTTTACAATATCATTTAATCGATTGTAAGTTTTAACTAGATCATCCATCTTCATCTTCTTGGTAATTTCTTCCCATGAAAGACCGTTATTCAACTTGGCAATTAGATCATCTATCTCCTTATTTCCGCTTAGTTTGTATTTTGTACCTAATTCATTATTCAGTTTTGACCAACCACCTTGAATATCCTTTAAAGTGGTATTATATTTTTCTAATCGTTCAGCACCATAAATCTCATTGATTAATTCTACTTGTTTTTGCAAAGCGTGAGTAATTGCCTCCGTAGCTTTTAACTGGAGCTGCGTGCTATGATTAGCTTGATCGTAAATCTTTTGCTGTTCTTCGGCTTGCTTTTGAGCAAAATATGAAGTGACACTCCCAACGACACCAGTAAAAGCACCGAAAATTCCTAAGCTTTGACCAACACCTTTGAGCAAATCACTGTTCTTAAATTGCCCTATTGCACTAGACAATTGACTAACCGTGTTAATCATGCTAGAAATAGTATTTAAAGAATTTCCTAGGCTTGAGTCAAATTGTGTAGCCATTACTGCAAGCTCACCAAAACCATCAACCAAGCTGTTGATATAATCACCTTTATCTAAATTAGCAGCACTAATTCCTTTGTCGAAAAATTCACCAAATAACTTCTTAAGCTTTGCTTTCTCAGAATCAGTAGCATCCTTCAATCCATCAACCAAACTATATACAGTCTCTTTACCAGTTTTGAATGCATTGACCATCATAGCCTTTGATGATTTGTCAATTGTATTAATAACTGTTTTATAAGCTTCTGAAGCTTCTATTTCAGACTTTCCTAATTCGATTAAAGAATCGTTTCGTTGCTTACGAGCATTGTCAGCTTCATTCAATCGTCCTTCTTTCGTTAGTTTAGTAATTTCCTTTTCTGCATCTTCAATGATTTTAGCTCGCTTTTGATGATAATCCGCATATTTACTCAAAGCTTCGACAAACAATTTATCCTCTTCAGCTTGAGTTTTCCTTTGCATATCCACAACGATTTTCATCAAATCTTCACGTCTTTTGATTTCAAGCACATTGGTTGTTTTAGGATCAATTTTAGAAAGTTCAGTATTCAAGCGTTGTTCGAAGCTTTTGATTGTATCCAATGAATCCGAAAAACGTTCGTTCGCATATTGTTCATTAGTTTCTTTTACGAGCCTTTGATATTCTTCGTAAAGTTTATATTCCTCTTCGAATTGCTTCTGAAGCTTGTTTGTATTTTGGGTGTAGGTAAGATTTGCTTCAGCTTTTGTTTGTACAGGAGCTAGTGCATTGACATCTATAGTTGCTAAGTCTTTTTTGTACTTTTTGTTATAAGCTAAAATCTTTTCGTTTTCCTCTTCGATAAGTTTTCTAAAATCCGAAAACTTCTCACGTAAAACCTGCATTTCTTCTTCATCAGAAGACAAAACTTTGCGCGAATATTCCGCATCCAGTTTGGAGATTTTATCAATTAAGTCTTTGCTTGAATTACTCAGTCTATCGAAAATATTTTCACCAGGACCTTTTGATTTTATTTTTTTACCCTCAGCTTCGACTTTCACGAATTTCATTAAAAACTCACTTGTCTTATCTAAGACCTTCATTTCAGAATCAATTTCTTTTAGTGCTTCTTTTGCCCGATTATCAGACCATCTCTGTTTCTCTGCTACAGTAGCACTAACCATTGTCATTGTTCCAAGTGATCCTTGGCTAACAGTTCTAATATCATCACCCTCTTTCGCTGCGCGTACTTTTTCATTAGAATTGGCATTTAGAATTTTTACTCTTTTAAATTCCATATCTAAACGCTTAGCTTCATTTTCCTCTATCTTACTTTGAGCTGCTTTAGAACGAGCAGCTTCCAATATTGACTTGGCTAGGAGCTGATATTGCGCAGCAGCTTCTCCAGCAAGAATAGCCTCAGTTTTAAGTTGGATGTTATGAGACTTTCCAAGCTCTTGTAATTGTTTAGTAGCTTCTTTTCGTTCTTTTGTTGATTTAGTGACATCAGCAGCGACAGTGCTTAATATTTTCAGCTGAGCAATTTCTTTACTTGCGGTTTTTGAAGCTTCAGACATCACAGCATTTAATGATTCAAAATCTCGTTTGGCTTGACTTATAGTAGTTTTACCTGCCAATAGCTGACTAAAGAAATTGCCGATCTCTTTTCCATAAACAGTTAACAATGTAATACCTACAGAAAGCAATGTACCCCAACTAAATAATGCGCCAGTTAATTGCTTCCATACAGGTACACCTTTTTGCCCTGAAGCTGCCAAGGCTGTATTTTCTTTCCTTATACGACCAATTTCATCAGCCAGTATGGGTAAATTATTAGATACACCCATAGCAAAAGTTTGAAAACCATATGTTATAGCTGGTAATTCACGACCAATTTGATTAACACTATTTTGCAAACCATTCCAATTTGATTTTCCAACATTTTGCGCGCCATTAGTAAGTTTCGACATTTCAGCATTCACCAACGCTAATTTTTGACTGTATTTCTCAAGGTTTTCAGGACGTGTAGCCTCATACATTCCTTTCTGATATAAAGCAGCCGCACGTTGAAGACGCTGTAAAATGCCTTCATTCGACACCAATGCAAGACCATGAGAATCGAAGCCTTCTCGACCAGCCCGATTAACGCGCACTAGTTCACTTTCGTATTTTTGAAGCTCTGAATTGTAACGAGCAATCCCCGAAACGGAGATAGCTTGATTTTGTGCATCACGAAGTTCACCGATACGCCTTTTCAAACGCTCGATGATACCTTCTCTTTCTTTGAGAGGTTTATTACCTTTTTCAGCCTCTTTGTTTACTTCAGCAACATCCGCACTAATCTCGCTTAACTCTCGCTTAGCATCAGGCGTATTAAAGTGAAAATCTATATTTAGTTGCTCGTTATCCATGTTATTTTAAGCCCATTTGTTTTGCTATTTCGCTAGGCGACATCATTTTTAAGCTTTTATTAGTGTCACCTGATTTTTTATTGGTCATCTGCACCCTTGGCGCATCTGCTAACAGCATCTTTATGTTTATCCAACTCCGCTTATACAATATTTCATCCCATGACATTCCAGTTTCTTTCATAACCATGAATATTGTTCCCCAAAGGCTATGTAGACCAGTGGTCTTTAACTCCTCTGAGCTTGATGGCTCGGATTGTTCGGCTTCATCAGCCGTATTGTCTTCATTAATCCGATAAATCCGATAAAATCCTCGAGACCACTACCAAGCGTGATCTCATGCATTTTTTGAAGCAGCTCATTGAATGGAAACTGTATCAGTAGTTTCTTTGATAACCAACTTTCAGATATTCCAAAGAAGCTATTGCCGTTCAATCGCTCACCTCGAAGGATCGCTACAGCTAAGATTTTGGCTATAGTGACACCATGTTTGTTTAATAGTTGTAAGCCTTGATCAATACTCATTGATTCAAATTGCTCATCAGTAATATTCATACTTAGTCTTAAGTCTATCATCTCAAGACAAGTAGCCGCTGTTGGCATATAAATATTTAACTGAATTTTCTTTTTACCAATCAACCGATAAAAAAGGGGAGCGGGAATTTCGAATCCGCTCCCTTTTTCTAATAGTACTCGAGCTGCTTGTATTTCAATAGCCGCCTCCATAACTTTTAACCTTCTACGGCTGGATTACCATACATCAAAGGAGCTATACCTGTTTTAGTAGGTTGCATTACGGTGAATTTCACACGCAATACGTTTAGCTCACCATTTCTCCAACGACCAATGATATCCGCATCAATAAGCACTCTTGGAAATAGCCAAGCGACATTTTGCTCATCGATAATTTTTAAAGTCTTGTAAATAGGCGCAGGATTTCCTGTAGGGGCATTATACACTTTATTTGCTCCTGAACCTGTAACTGTACCGCCTGCAAGATCAGCAATGACTTCAGGATCAAGAGTTCCCAAATCAAATTGACCTTCGCGAATACCTTTTTTAACAGAGAGGACAAATGGATCAGAATCGCCTTGTGCAGTGAATGCAGTTTTTGTACTGTCACTTGGGGTTAATTCGACTGTATCCTCCAATACTTTACCTGGGGATGTCAACACAGTTCCAGCCCCACCGTCAACAGCAACTGCACCGATTAGCAAACTGTTGGTTTTCATTCCGTATGAAACGTTACTCATGATATTTAAAGAGTTTTAAAATGGTTTTAAAATTTTGTTAATTACGCTTTTCCAGCTTCTTGTTTAGCTTTTTCAGCTTCTTTAGCTAACTCTGCCTTTTTAGCATCAATTTGTTCCTGAAGCTTTGTTGTTGCAATATTATTAGCTGGTTTTGTATCAAATAACTCAATATATTCTTTGATCAATGCTGCACGAATTACAGCTTTATCTTCAAGCTGAGATTTGGTATCACTACCTTTATTTACATCTTTATTAGAAGTTTTTGATTGTTCAGCTTGTGAACGTTCATAAACTTCTACTGTGCGATCAGGCAATTGAGTTTTCCAATTATCTGCATAATGTTCAGCACGAAACAAATTGCCGTCTGAAGTAACGTAAACCTTGTTTACATCACTATTTTTCTTATCAGCAAAAAACGCCTCGGCTTCTTGCTCAAATTTTTTCTTATTTTCTGCCATAGTATTTTGTTACTATTTTAAAAGCTCCATATCCGACAAATCCTAAAAGAATAATTCCGAATATTTTGCCCAAACTGATGTATAATTTTTGAAAAAATGTTAATTCCTTTTCTACCTCCACAGGTACATATTCCACAGTAGAAGTAGTGTTATTCAATTCGGTTACCAGCTCATTGATACGAGCTTTTAACTCAAGATTTTCAGTAGCACATTCCACAGCAAGTTGACCCTTATCATCAAGATTCACCTTTGGAGCTTGTAGATTAGTTTTACCCGATTGTGATGTCGGATTACGTAGTACAGGTTTATTGTTCACACATTCAATCCAAGCTTTGTAAAAGGAACTATCAGCTTCAACAATAAACGTTGTATCGCGTTCAGTTTTGGTTACTACCTTTTCTATGGTATTGGTGATTTCCTTTGTAGGCTGGATGATCTGTTTTGTCTTACAACTGAACAACATTAAAATGTTAGCCAAGCAAAACAATGCAATCAATATTATAGCTACTCTTTTCATACGATTGTAAGTTTAAAGCCCTTTGGAGCTAGTGAAAGTATTTTATCTAAGGTGATTTTACTAGATGTGACATCCAAATCACCATCACCATTCAAGTCCTTAAATTCTGCACCCACTAAAACACAACCTAGAATCTGTGTACGATAATTCCCTGTATGGATCAGTATATAATCACGGTTTGGAACATCCAAAATATGAAAGTGCTTACTGAACTTTTGCGAAGTACGAGGCACTACATTGTAATCACCTGCTGGGATGCATGACTTTTGCTTTTGATTGTCTTTCCAAGGCAATTCCAAAGTTTTACACTTAAAAATGATATTGCCTTTATCGTCAATCAAAACGAATTCACCAAGCGTTTGCCGTGCTGTTTTAATTTTTCTAGTGATTTGAGCCTTCATGACAGTAAGCCGTTAATTTTATCCTGAATTTTCTTGATCCAATGCGTCTTGTCTTTACCGCTAATCACAGCCACATTTTCCAAAATGCTGATCATATTTTCGATAATAACTTGAGCCAACATAAACAAGTGCAACCAGTCAAACATTACTGTAGCTAACTCTTTGCCTTTAGCCCGAAAACTCTCAGCCATTAGATATGGTACACATATAAGGACGATGTAGAAAAATGCTTTAAAAGTGAATCTTCCAAGCTTCACAGAACTTAAAGGCTCTTTCTTTATTTTGGAAGCAATAGCACCCGATGTCAACTCAGTAATGAAAACGATTATCAACCCAGCAACAGCCAATCCATCTAAACCAAACACTCTTTCAATTGGAGGTAATGAAACCGATACTAAAACTGTGACCATCGAAAGTTTATACTTATAAGATGGCACTAGTGAAGTTGCGAACTCATACCATGTGTGGTAATCAAAAGAGTTTAAAAGCTTGTCTATGTATCTCATTGCTTATAGGAATTAAGTGGGTCGCACGAAGCGTCCCCACTATTATTGGTTGATTGATAGATTATGAAGCTGCAACTTGTTTGATCACACAAACACCTTCCATTTTCTCGCGTTTAGCACGCGCGCCAGCTCTTACCAAGAAAGAATAAACATCACCATAGTATGTAGCATCATCCTGATTATCGAAGAATTTAATATCTCCTAATGCGAATTCTACTTGATTACCGTTGTACAACACAATACCTTCAACGTCTGTCGTAGCGGCAGTTGCAGTCAATGGCTTGAATGCTCCAGCAGCACTCAACAATAATACTGTTGAACGAGTGAAGATTTTAAAACCTTGCACTTTGTACATTACGCCATTTCTACGCTCTTCCTCAGTTACAGAAGCCATATAAGTAGCAGTAACTTGGCTGTCAGCTGGGAATAACTGAGCTTCAGCTTCAGCAGTAATGATGGCATACATCTTTCCTTCAGTCCACGTTTTTTGACGTATAAAAAATGCTCTAGCTTTTTGTAAATCTTTCAAAGTGTATGCTTTTACATTACCTGTAGCTGTTGGTGCTGTAGCTGGAACTGCTGCACCATCTGTCCCAAATATGCTTGTAGAAGGCAATACTGTTGTTGCACCAACAGAAGCCGTCACGATACTTAACAAAACATCTTCAGCAACATTCTGACTCAAGTTTGCTTGTTCGTCTTGCAATACAGACTGACGTTTGTCATAGGACAATTCAACTGTATCAGCATTAGGTATTAGAATAGGATCAGATGTATACTCATGGATTTGGTAAGATGTTGGTGTATCAGTTCGCTTTTTAACTGTTGCTGGCAATGAACTTCTGTTTTTCACAACATCGCCACCCGCTCCCGATTGTGGAATATGTACCGTTCGACCTGAAATATTCTCTTTGTCAGCTTTACTGAAGGAGTTTAAAAACGCATTGTCCTTGTACAAATTATTTTGAATATCCTTAGTCCAAATTTCTTTTTGGATAGCCATAAACAATGACCCTACAGGCGATTTAAAAAAGCCCAATGCTACACCTAATACAAGCCCAATTGGCACAGCCAAAACAACAGATTGTAATGGAGCAAATCCAATTAGGATAAATAACACCGCTAACACTATGATGTTAAACAACAGGTTAAACGGCTTGAATGATAGATTTTTCATTTTATTAAAATGGTTTTAAAAAAGTTTTAAAAGTTGGTTAATTACTCAGTTTTGAAAGTTTAGCCGTTATACTCTGTGCCAAACTCCGCTTTGTACAATTCTTTGAAAAGATTCAAATTCTCAGATTTTAAGCGAATCAAAAGATTTTCCTTATCTAAATCTGACCACGTTTTGTTTGCGTACAGGTTTACATTCGCAGATGCATTAGCATTTATTTGACTTTGAATTGTAGGCGCACCTTGCTTACCATTCAATAGCTTTTCAACCGATTCGTAGTTAGCCTGAGCTAATGTGATATATTCCGCTTTTTCATCTGCTGTAATTTTACGAGCGTCAACTGCACCCTGTACAAGCGTTTCGATTTTAGCTGTAAGTTGAATTGTTTTTTGCTCGTCAAGCTCAGTTTCTAATTCTGATTTCTCACGAGTTAGCGTTTCGATTTGTGTTTTTTGAGTGTGAGCCAATTGCACGATTTCTGCAACCTTAGTTTGAAATGCTTCAGCCGTTTTTATTTCAGGAACGCCAAGCAAGACAGCCGCTTGAGCTGCTGTTAGTTCGATTTTTTCCATTTCTATTTCTGTATTTGATTTTAGTAAAGGGATAATGGCATTTGAGCCTTGAGACGATAGTTCTATACGATTGTGATTGACATCATATAGCGCAATAGATAATGCATTATTATCTGCACCTATATCCACGATAGAGATTTCCTCCAATATAGATCGTATTAATGTAGCTCCACGTTGACCTTGAACTATTAACTTATCATCATCCGACCATTCAACTGGAATTAGTCCAGCTGAAGCCATTCGGAGTGTACCATTCTCATACTTGTTGTAGATCGACACCGCAAATTCATCTGTATCATCAAATACAGGCAAACCTGTTAGACAAATACCAATCTCAGGAAGGTCTTCGATTTTTAAGTCAATTACATTACCTAGTGGCAAGAAAGCGTTTTGCTTTGTGCCAAATGCTCGATTATGCAACCATAACATAATCGGATTACGCTCGTATTGCGTAATATCAACTCCTTTGACCAAGGCACGAAAGCCATATTTATTGACTTTCTCACTTATGATAACGATTCGTTTAGATGCCTTTAACATGTGTGTACGTTTAACTTTTCAATTCGGCTTCATGCCTTTGAATGACACAAACGTACAGCACCAAAAACACGTAAAAAAATCAGCTTTTTTATTGCTAACAGCCAGTGTAATAAAAGCATACAATTATTACCAGCTTTTAAATTCCTGATTTTTTACCCCTATATATAAGTGCCATTTTTGAATAGTTAATACGGATTTTATGGCAAAAGATAGGCTAACAAAAGCACAACTTCAGGAAAAACGCGATTACGCAAAACTGCTTTATACCAAAGAAAAGCTAACTCAAAAAGAGATTGCTACGCGCACTGATATATCACAAAACACCATTAGTAAATGGGCTACTGAAGACAATTGGGATGGAGCATTAAAAAGCCTAATGATTACGCGTGAGGATCAGTTAATTCAAATGATGGATGAACTCGAAGTGATTAATCTTGAAATCTACAATAGTAAGCTTCGTAGAGCAAACAAAGAACAAGCTTATATCCGTGACACCTTAATTCAAAACATCAAGAAGCTGGAGACAGACGTTTCAGCATCAGAGGTGTTTGATGTAGCACAAAAGATGATTAACCATTATAGAGTCATTGATTTGGATACAGCCAAAAGACTTACTGAATATTTTGACGGATTCATTAAAACTCTACTGCGATAATGGCTACACCTAAATTGACCAATAAACAAATAGCAATAAAATGGGATGACTTTGCTAAAGAAATGAGGCAAGCGACCCCTGTCAATTCCCATGAGACTCCCTCTGAGAAAGCAAAGCGTATTGCTTGGCTTGAAAAGGAAGGAAATGAAGTCGAGTGGATGAAATATTATGCACCAAACTTTTGCACATCTGATTTTGCGCCATTCCATTTAAAAACATTTAAAAGGCTTATCAAAAACAAAAGATGGTTTGAACTATTGTTGTGGTCTCGGGAATTAGCAAAGTCTACATCAGCGATGCTAATAGTGCTATATCTTGTATTAGTACGCAAAGAGCTTCGTAACATATTGATGGTATCAAACAGCGAAGACAATGCAATTAGACTTTTGATGCCTTACAAAATATTTCTTCAACACAATCAGCGTATTATTAATGATTATGGCACACAGGAAAAGCTGGGATCATGGACAGATGGTGAATTCACAACAAAAGCAGGTGTAGCGTTTCGAGCTTTAGGGGCTGGACAGTCTCCACGTGGTACGCGTAATGAAAACTTTCGGGTTGACTGTATTTTGATAGATGATATTGACACAGACGAAGAATGCCGTAATACTAAACGGATTAAAGACAAGTTCAAATGGATTCAAGAGGCTTTAATACCTACAGTTTCCGTGTCAGGAAATTATCGCATTCTAGTTTGTGGAAATAAGATTGCTAAAGTCTGTATAGTCTCACTTTGTGAAAAATTGGCTGATTATGTAAGTCAAGTTAATATCCGTGACAAAAATGGGAAAAGCTCTTGGCTGGCAAAAAATAGCGAAGAGGATATCGACAAAATATTGTCTTTAATATCTTATGCTTCAGCTCAAAAAGAATATTTCAACAATCCTATATCTGAAGGTACTGTATTTAAAGAATTGAATTACAAAAAGCTTCCTCCATTATCACACTACAAGTATTTGGTATGCTACACCGATCCGAGTTTTAAAGACACCAAAAAGAATGACTTTAAAGCCACGGTATTAGTTGGACGTTGGAAAGATGAGTTTCATATCATCAAAGCTTATTGCGATCAAACCAGTACAGCCAATATGATTGAATGGCATTACCAAATAGCTGAATTTGTCAACGAACGTGTACCTGTGTTTTACTTAATGGAAGCGAATTTTATTCAAGACACCTTGATAAATGAGTTTTATAAATATTCCATAGAGAAGGAAAAAAAGGTTATCCCACTAAAAGGAGACCAGCGTAAAAAGCCCGAAAAATTCTCACGTATTGAAAGCTTATTAGAGCCACTTAATCGTAATGAAAAGCTTTGGCTTAATGAGAATGAAAAGGACAGCTTACATATGCAACGTGTAGAAGAACAATTCTTGGCTTTAGAAGCTGGAAGCACAGCGCACGATGATGCTCCCGATGCAGTAGAAGGTGCTGTGTGGACGATTAACAACAAGACTATTCATAATACAGATAACATTCAAACTATATCAACCGCCAAACATGGCTCTAAACGAATTTAAAAGATGGAATTTATTACACGCGAAGACTTTTATACGCACATGCACGAAGGCGTAATTGAAAAAATAGAAGATGATAACGATGAAATGTTAACAGAAGCAATCGACACTGCAATTAGTGAAGCTTGTGGCTATTTATCACGATTTGATTTAAATGCTATACTTACAAGCGAAGACCGTAAAACTTATGCTAATCTCAGAACATGGTTAAAAGATATTGCTAAATGGCATTTTATAAATATCTGCAATGTAGCAACTGATTTGGAATTAGCTAAAGAAAGATATGATGACGCTATTGCAAGATTAAAAGATATTCAATCAGGAAAGGTTACACCGCGAAACTGGGCTTTGCCTGAAGAAACAAATAATACAGGAGCTTTTACAGTAGATAGCAGACCTAAACGTGAAAACTATTTTTAATCATGGCACGGAACAAAAATGTAGTTAAAAAAATTGAAGCTGGTAAGAACACCACCGCTCCAATTATTCAAAATATAACCGTACAGCCTTTTAATAGGCAAAGTCAAGACATTGGCAATTGGCGCAATGCCACACGTGCAGCCGAAAGCTTAATTCCCAGCCGCGTGTATTTGTATGATCTTTATCATGACATCAGCACCACAGATGGTCAAGTAATAGCTGTATGGACAAAAAGACAAGACGCTATCACGACAGCCAATTGGGAGTTTACGGACAAAGATGGCAATCCAGTTGATGAAATAAACGAGCTAATTGACTGTATAGGATTTGAAGATTTACTCAAAGAAATTATCGATTCTAAAGCGTGGGGATATGCCATGTGTGAACCTCGATTTTTTATAAATGACAATGGTCAAAATGAATTCTCATTATATTCTATTCCAAAAAAACACTTGCGTCCTAATATTGGACATGTTACCAAACATCAGCACGATCAAGAAGGCATCAACATCAATGAAGGAGTTTATGCAAAAACTATTATGCAGTTTGGAAAGGCAAAAGATTTAGGCTTGTATCTTTCAGCGGCTATGTATTCCATTTACAAGCGAGGCAGTACAGCAGATTGGGCTGAGTTTATTGAAATCTTTGGACGCGGAATTATTGATGCCGAGTGGGATGGATTTGACGATGGTCAACGTCAGCTATTAGCTAAGTCTATCAAAGAAATGGGATCAGGAGGAATACTTATAAGACCTTCAGGCACTAAGGTTGATATAAAGAATAGTACAGGCAATGCAAACGGTCAACTTCAAGATACTTTTGTTTCCAAAATGGACGCTTATATATCGAAGGTACTTATTGGATCTACTGAAACAACTGACTCCAGCAAATCTAGTGGATATGCACAAGCAGAAATACACAATAAGTCCGATGAAAAGAAAAACGAATCTGACTTGCAATTTGTAAGACGCTCCTTAAATTCTCAATTTATCAAAGTTTTGAAAGCAGCTGGATTCGATACCAAAGGAGGAACGTTCGTTATTAAGAAAGATAAGAACTTAGATAAGTCAGCTTTCGATATTCACCTGTCAATGCGCAAGAATGGCATCCCTGTTGATGATGATTTTTTCTATGAAGAATATGGAGTACGCAAGCCTGATAATTACGATGATTTAAAAAATGAGGCTAACAATAGCAAAAACGAAGATTTGGAAGAAGATAGCCCAACTTCCAAAATCAAAAGCAATGCACGTACCCCTGCTGTTTCAGCAAGTAAAAAAGACACTAACCCTGAAGAGTCTAAAGAAGAAAAAAGACAAAAGCTATCATTCTTCAGACGCTTTTTGAGACTTTTTCACTCAGCCCCGATAGCACAGAATCAACAGCTAGTCGGGGCATTTGGAAGTCACCACACGAATAATATTCAGCTTGTAAGATTTACAGCAGCGAAGGTATTTGATAAGGTAAAAGATGGATTAATTGAAAGAGCTTGGGCTGCAAAAGGCAACCTCGAATTTGATGCTGATTTATTCAATTACACAGCTTCAGCTTTAGCAATAGCTTTTATGGAAGGCTGGAATACCAAACCGACTCAGTTAGTTGATTTAGGTTTTCAATATGGAGTAGATGATCCTGCATCAAAGACAGCTTACGAAATAAACTTGTTTCGATTTGCTGGAGCTAAAACATTATTTGAAGCACAGCAACTAAATGAGCTTTTCAGAAAGTCAAAATCTTTCCGTGAGTTTTACGACACAGCATCATCGATGCTGGATGTACACAATAAGACGTGGCTCGAAACGGAATACAATACAGCTATTGCAGTTGGTGAAATGGCAGCGACTTACAATCGCCTAATGAAGCAAACTGACAATTTTCCGTATTGGCAGTATAAGACAGTAGGTGACGAAAAGGTAAGACACTCACATGCTCGCCTGCACGACATTGTACTTCCTTGGAATCATCCAGCATGGAAATATATAATGCCTCCTAACGAATGGAACTGTCGTTGCTGGATAGTACCTAGAACGAAAGATGAAGTGACTAAAGAGCAGATCAAAGCATCTGAAGAAAAAGTAAATATCTATTTGGATAGTGAAGCTTTCAAAAAGTCTGCAAAAGCTGGGTTTGGGGTAAATCGTATGGACAAGGGTCAAGTGTTTATAGAGAATCAACACTACACCAATGATTATTTGGATGTCGTTAAGAAGATGAATAATATCACTTCTAAAGATTGGGGATTAAAACCAATTGAAGAAAATTTCAACGATTTGGAATTCAAGCCAAAATATAAAGAAAATCAAATCACCGAAGCTATAGAAGATTTTGCAAATAGTCTTCAAAAGGTGACAACTAAAAAATTGGGGGTAAGAGATTACAATAATAGGCTAATTACCATCGACAAAGCTACATTACGTTCACATACAAATACGAGATACGATAAATATAAAACTCGTCACATGTATTTGAATGAAATTGATTCAATAATCAAAAATCCTGATGAAGTATGGCTAAATAACTATAACAATCAAAAATTAAATTCATTCATGTATTTGAAATATTATCAAGACCAAGCTGTAGTTGTGATTTGTACTTTGACTGATTCTTTAGAGCTAAAAATTGAAACATGGTTCAGGTTGGATGATGTCAAATTGAGAAAGGGACTATTGATAAAATATTAAAGCCATTTGATTAATCAAATGGCTTTAAGTAAGGTTATGTAAAGTACCACGTTGGAAATCCAGTCACGAGCCACTGCCTAACCTTTATTGACAGTCTCAAGTTTACACGAGGTAGTATTACAATACAAATATACAAATTATATTAATATGAAGTATTTATGAAAAAGTTTGATCAACAGTTGCAAGCTATATTCAACAAGATAGAAAGTAAAATCGACCTTGCTCCACAATTGGTTGCAGAGACGGCATTAGAACATTTTCAAAATGCATTGATAAAAAAGCAATGGGATGGTAAACCTTATCAACAATACAAGAACAAAAAGCATGAGCCGTCAAGGGGATCATTAATGATGCGAACTAATAATTTATTTAGAACGCTGAAAATTGTATCAGTTTCAAATACTATAGCATCACTTTCTGCTGGATCATCTAAAGTACCTTATGCAAAAATTCATAACGAGGGTGGAACAATACAGCACCAAGCAAGAACGACTATAGTAACTCACAAAAAATTCACAAGAGGAAAGTTCAAAGGAAAAACGCTTTTTGCAAAAAACAATGAGAAAGCTTCGTTCAGCCAACGCGCATCCATTGGTGCTTACACGACCACCATGCCACAGCGTCAATTTATGGGAAAATCACCAGCATTGATGAAAGAGATAAAAAACCGTTTTAAAACCCATTTTAAAAACCTTTAATACTATGAAACAAACATTCATAAACACACTAAACAAACTCGAAGAATCCAATTTAATTGAATTCATAGATCGTGACCGCGGTCAGCTTGAGAACTACGAAACTAGACCTGAAGTAAAATTCCCTTGTGCTTTGATTAAAGTTAATCAGCCAAGGCGCGAAAACTTAAACCCACTTATGCAAAGGGTTACACAAACTATTCAAATAAGAATAGCTTTCGAAAGATATATCGAACATAACAATTTAAACAGCGCACAACGTTTGGAAAAGTCTTTAGCGTATTACGATACCATCGAAAGTGTTTTAGGGTTATTTCAGGGCTTAAAACTAGGTAATACATACAAATGGGAATGTATAAGTATTATTGATGAAGATAATCGAAATTTTGATATTGTAAGACTAACTTTTACTACTGGAAAAGTGGAAGAGTTTTAATTTGGTTCATTTGTCACAAAATCAGAAGTCAACACTGATAATTCATTATAATATTTTGAATAGGTTTCCGATTTAGTATTAGCTGAATAATCGGCGTTCTTAATTATTGTTAGCGCAATAATACTTCTTATCTTATTAAAATAAACTTTATATTCATCAATTGTTTTTTTTATGGTAATTTCGTTGTTATCGATTTTTGATAATTTTAAATGATGCCCATTTAAATCTAATTGTTTTATTTTTTCATAAGCATCGTTAAATGATTCAGTGATTTTAGGGAGATATTTTTCGCTGTCATTTGTTAAAATCTCGGTTCTAATAAAGAATGACAAATGCATCAACACTTTTGTCATTTCAGGCAAGACTAACTCTGCATCTATAATATAAGAATCATACTTATCTTCTTTCCAAGTATTCAATGCTTCTTTTGCATAATTTTTCATTTTCCAAGTAAAAAAAACGATAATTAAAGCACTTATCGCTTGAATCCAATCGGTAAAGCTTGGAATAGACTCAGTAAGGTCAAAATAAAACTGAAACATAGATTAATAACTTTGGTTTACACAATAATACCAAATTATTCCCAAACGAAATGAGGGTATTTTTTACGAAGCTTTGCTTTAGTTGGATTATTGCCGACAATATCTTTTAGTAGATCAGCGTATTCTACAAGTCGAGCCATAATTGTAGTAGATGAAATAAAGAACTCTCTTTCGAGGTTTACAATAGCATCATCCATACGAATACGCTTTAGCTGATAGTAGTAATAATAGCGGTAGCAAAGACAAATGTCACGATCTTCTGTATACACACCTTTATTACCCTTGCGAGTTGTTTCAGTTTGTATAGCAGTTGGGAAAATAGATGTTACAGTTTGGCTTCCTCTTATCATTAATACAAAAATAGCCACATTTTCTATATGTGGCTATTCGAGTTTCTTAACATCTTCTTATCAAAATTCAGGGAGTTTTGAATCTTCTTCCTGTATTTCTTTTATAATAGGATGTGTAGACAGATCAATCTTTATATTATCAATTGTATTACTACCAAGTATAGGAAATAAGCTTTGACCAGCTTCGTTTAATACACTTATGTAAGCATACTTGTCTTTAAATTTATATTGTTTTGAAGCTATTTTAGCACCATAAAATTTAATTAAGGCATCTTTATATGCAATACTATCGGTTAGAGCTGATATAACCACTTTCTCATCATCAAATCCTCTATTACCATGCAGAATCACAGTATAATTTTTGGGCTTCTCAGCACAAGAAACTAACAAAACTACTGAGATCAATATCAAAACAATTCTTTTCATAATTCTAATTTACAATTTAATTCAATCCTTTTAAATGTTTCAAGTGCATATTTTCAAATGCAGAAACCAATTGCGGAAGCTCACTCTCAGTGTATCGATCAATTTCCTTGTGCAAATAACCATAATCAACACACCATCTATTAACGCGATCCATATCAACTTTACCAGTCTGAAGCTCCCAGTTCATTTCGTGCGCCATTGATAATATTTTACGCACCATCTTTTCTTTTGGGGTATGGTATTTCACTTCTCCTGAAGTAAGACTTCTAATAACCTTGTCGGCTTCTTCAAATTTCAAATCTCTTATACTGGTGCTACGTCCATCCGTATGCAGATAGATAAGCTCTTCTTTGGTGTCGGTATCAAGTGACAATCGGCTAATTAAATAACCGATTTTTTGTCGTTGTCCTGATGTACTTTCTAATATTTTCATTTCCTAACTAATTAATTTATTCCAATCACTATCATACATTTCTTGACGTAGGTACGTGTCAGGATCAGCTTGATTACGCCATTTAACACGTGACAAATAATCCAAATAGGGCTTTATTGATATAATACATTTTAAGCGTTTAGTGTCGTCCATTCGCTTGTATATATCTTCGCATCGCTTACGATTGATTTTGCGCCCATACGCACTCCAAAACGCCTCAAAAGAAATGTCAGGTGGTACTTCTGTTAATTTACCCTTAATAACAGATATCAACTTTTCAATTTTGCTTATATGTATCGGGAAAACATCTTTCTCAGCACTGAAAAGCCACGCGTGCTGTACTTATGTAAAATCAGATTCGTTAGAGAAGAAAATCAACCAGCCAGCTTCATTAAAACCAAAAGTCACACTACCACTAAACATGCTTGATGTTAAAACATACTTTTTCATAATAATTACCCCACTACTTTAAGCCCACATTTTGCATCTACCCCCTTACTTTCAGATATCGGATTCTTTATTACCCCTGTGCTTTCATCTTCTAAATTTCCAAATAGCTCAGGTTGTTTAGAAGATGATTTTGCAGATGCCTTATTCTTCGGATCAAAGAATAGTGGGTTTAGCTCTCGTGCTTTTTGCTCCCAAATCACATACGGCTCGAAGCCTCCAAAACGATTTTTTTGCGGTGTAGCTATGTACTTTTGGACAAGAATAAACATACCACCATCGAAAATAATGTCAGCAGCTATAGACTTCCTAGGGTTGCCTGATCTATCAGTGTGACAGATGAATATCAAAGTCTTTTTACCTTCGTACTTTTCTTTGAGGTAGATGTAATCCTCTTTCTTCCATCCAGTATAGTCTACAGAATCAATAAAAACATAATCAGGGCTATTGCGCTTTGAAAGATAATTATCTAAATCCTCCAAAAAAGTCACACCTTTTGGCAGGTTTGCAATTGGGTCAATAGGTATAAATCGCCCCGATACTTCTTCCATTTTATTACGCTTTGTTGCTGTCTGAAGGTCAAAACCATGTCTTTGCTCGTATGAAAACCAAGCTGCTTTGCTTGATAAATTGTATTTAACCAATTCTTTAGCAAGCTTAACACAAAATTCAGTCTTACCATTTCCACTATAACCACCAATAACACAAATAAAATGTAGCGGTATATTACCCAAAGTAGGTTGGAAATCCGAACCTTCTAAGTCCATTAATTTGAACTTCTTTTGATGAAATTGTACTATTCCTAATGCTTTCATTCTATTTCTTAATGTTAGGTTTTTGAATATTATCAAAAATGAAGTAATCTCTGAATTTTATAATTTGATCGTCTATATCCCTAGACTCCAAACCTAATGTTTCACTATTACCATATGTGTCCCCAGTTCCTACATTATAAAATCCAGCACTAATTGTTTCAACTCTTTTATTACTTATTCTTATTAAAGAGGTTATTACATCTGCTACATCTGAATGATTTAATTCATTTGGAAATATGATAGGATAAGTTACAGCTTGATCATCATAGCTTTCTTGATGAATAATAATATACTTCATACCCCAACCTCCTTACTTTTCAAAAACACTATTCTTGTGTCAGGTTGCATACCCTTACTATTATTCTTGCGCATTACGGAGTCTTTCACTCGGTCTGCATATGTACCCAATAGAGCAAAATGACTATAGGTACGATAGTGTGCAGTTTTCACAGCGAAATCTACCTTCTCCCAAACGACTTTGTTTTTGTCATTTAGGAAATAAAATCGGTCTCCAATTTGCAGTTTGTCTACCGTTGTTACTTCGTTTCTTTTCATATGATCGCTTATTTTTATTTATTATTCGTTCCACAATTAGGACAACAGAAACCGTCTGAGCGCATATCAAAATACTCCCCACAATGAGAGCATGTGCGCCATATCTCATGGTTTTGTACAGGTGATACTACTGAGATTTTAGCTCTACGTCGTACACGCAAGTCCATCCAGCCTCCAATTAAAAAGGCTATAATAAACAGGAAAATTGGTCTTAATAATTCCATTATTTATAATTAATATTTACACTTAATTTGCATCCAAAAACGGTAACGATCCGTTTAAAGCTCCATGCTTGGATTAATGAGCCGATTAAATACAGATAATCGGCTCAATATTATTATTATTATTTTTATTGATAATCGGGATTATCACGATTTATACTGATAATTTGGAAAAGTTTAACGGTATTTGAATCCATTCATCATCCTCGCTTCTGTAGTAGTATTCGGCATAGAACTTCGTGTTATCAGGCACGATTGATTCTTGTAATAGTTCAATACCTTTACGCCAATGTATGTCATCGTAGTTGTCTTTCATGCTAATCATATCCAAAACCCGATTTTTATCAAGCTTTCCGTTTTTTCGTTCTAACATTCTCTTTATAAATTTGGAGTCGGCGTCATCTTTATTTCCCCATCTATTAGCAATGAATTCCAAAATATGCGCTTCAGCTTGAGTAGCACGTTCATCAAAACGAGTATTATCCGAACGTCTAAACACCACACGAGACTTGCCATCACTTGTATCTAAGGTTACATTTCCTTTGCCCTGAGCATGGCGATCAGAATGCTCTTGAAGCATCTTATACAGAGTTTCAATTCCTTCAAATGACTCCTTTTTAAAGGCACTCATTATGCCGTGTACATCTTTAGCTTTAGACACAATCTCACTTACACTATCATCGCGCAATGCCTCATAGTTCTGACGTGCTTTCAATTTTTGAGCATCTTGTTCAGCTTCTTTTTGTTTTGCCAAAGCAAATAATTCTTCGACTGTAAGGTCTTTTACTGGTTTTTCTAATAATTCTGTCATGATATTTAGTTTTTATTATGTTTATGAAATGTGGTGTCTAAGTTAGATTTTGGCATACAGCCAGCACAAAACTTACTCTTGTCTATTCTGAATTGAGGTTTAATGCATTCGTTTTTTTTGCATGAAGCCATAAAGCCAAAGATTAAGCAGATTATGAATAGTATTACTGCTGTCATGCAGCCATTATTTGGCTTTGCTTTAATTTCGTATGTATTATTTGTTTTCATTGATTTGCTTTATAAGTGGGCTTTCACCCTTGTTTAATAATATTAGTCCTTCTTGTATTCGATTAAGTCTGTCGTTCAATTCCCTTAACCTTCGGATCATTTCAGATTTTTCCTCTTGACCAGCGTGCGGTTTGTCACGTAGCCAGTTTTCTATAACTGCTATCTGATGAAATAAGTCTTCCATACTCTTGATCTAAGTGTCCATAAATTGTGTTTAACTGAATTTCCTCGTATTGATAGCCAACAGGAATTGGAAAATTTGAAAGGAATACATTAACAGCTAAAGCTTCTTGTTCAGTGAATTTCAGAGACCAACCATCTTTTGTGATTATAGCCTTTTCTACACGCGTGCGAATCTTACTATACCACTTGTATACAATGTCATATACAAGCTTTTCAGCAGCATCAGAAGGCTTGTTTTCTTCCATCATTATACGAATGATTAACTCTACAGCTTCAAGCTGCTGGCGATTCATTTTCACTTTCATAATCTAAATCCTCTACGGCTTTCACAGCCTGTAAGTACATATCTTTAAAAACTCTATTGTATGCTATAAGCTCCTTGAAAACATCAGTACAATGATTTGCAATGCAGTTTCTAGTATAATTATTGAATAGAATTGCTATCTCATTTGTACTATAGCCTTCTTCTCTTAATATGGCAATGGTGATATATCTTGCATACAATTGATCAGTTTTGCGACCTTTATTTAAAATAGTGTCAACTGATATGTTAAGAGCTTCAGAAACGGTACTAATAATTAAATTTGTTTTCATATTGACTCTTCAATTAGTTTATCTACTACAGCCTCTGCTAACATCGCGTTCAAAAGCTTTTTATTTGGTGCATAGCCTTTGTCTGATGGGTCATGCAATTGATTATATACCTTTTGGACAATGCGAGGATTTTCACGTCTTGATTTGATCAAAAACTCTGCATCCCATTTTTGCCAATGATTCATCCACCATTTCCAAAATAGACTGGAGCTAACCAAATCTTGTACGAGTACCTCCTCCAACTCAAGAACTGAGCGCAAATAGTCAAAACCACCATCTAGCACCATGTCTACATATTGTGCCTCTGAAATATTGAGCTTGCGTAATACAAGCTCTTTATTTACAGTTTGAACAGTTTTCACTTTACTAATCCAGCTTTTTGATTTAGCTATTATTTTATCCATTATGCTGCTCCTTTCTTGCGCCTGTAGGCTAATACAAGGCGTTTAATTCGTCTTATGTCCATTTCGCTATCATTGACTATTCGTACAGCCTCTAACTCATCATCCACACCGTTTATAATAGCTATGCGTTTTAACTCATCTGTAGTGTTGGCAGGTAATTCAATAAACTTTCTACCTATACGGCTAAATATTTCCTTATAGCCTTTCTTATTTATCGAAACGCCTTTTTGAATACGCTTTTTTAAATGATCTGTAGCCTGAAGTACTAGACCACATTTACCTTCTGTCTCATTGTAAATTGTAATAAAGAAATAAAGCACTTGATCACTTATTTTGTCCGCTTCATCTAGTATGATTAAAGGTTTATCAGCTCTTAAAATAGTTTCTAAGACTACACCCATCATTTCGTATACGGTATAGCCTCCGCTATCTTTTCCCATTGCATGAAGTAAATCACCAAGGAATGTTTTGCGGTTCAAATGTTCCTTGCACTTTACGAGATACACGTTTTCACGCTCTGCAAATCGTTTTGATGGTTCAGTTTTACCACTACCTTCAGGTGCAACTACACAGAATACCTCGCTGTATTGTTGCGCATCGAGATACACCGTTTGAATCATATTCATTCGCTTTGTTTCAGTCAATACTTTCCATTCGCTTTCTACTGAAATCGATACTTGATTTTGGATTTTAGTCCACATATCGTCTGAGATATTATCCCATTTGTCAGCTAGAATATTGCTGATAGTTCCAATACTGACACCGACTAATTGTTGTGATGCCTTATTTTGGCTTTTGACTTTCTGTACAAATTGGTACAAGTCGTTTTTAATCTTTAGTTTTGTTTCTGTATTCATTTTTGATCGCTTATTAATGTTTACACTTTGCGGACTCCCAAGATTGCAGTCTTGGGAGTTATTTATTCTTGTCTCGTAGGATAGATAATAGAATCCCTATAAATAATCCTACAGCTATAGCGGTTTGTTTATGCGCTTCTATTGCTTCAAAAAACTCATTCATTACCTTTTATTTTAATATAAATCCCTCACATCGTCACGACTATCATCCTCATAGCCCGATGCAGTTACTTTTACTTTTTCGGTTGTTGGTAATGCTTTTTTACCTTCATATAGTTGTTGTAGGTATTCAGCTTCAGCATTATTTTTCAAATCTTTGATCATTACCCCAGCTTGTAATAATGATTCAGGATTAATATTTGAGCCATCCAATGCTTTTAGCTTTTCTTGCAGAATAGAAGTAAGCTTCATGGATATTTGCCTTTTATTTTCGAAAGCTGTATGTAGTCTTTTGCCGTCACCTTCCTCAAAATCTGCTAAAGCTGCTGGCATTGGATTGTATTCACTTGCGACAAAGCGTAAACCTTTACCATCAGTGATTAGAACTTCATCTAATCGTTCAGGATCATATAGTACCTCCACTTTTGCACCATTGTATTTCCATATCACTTCATCAGGTAGATCAAAGCGTAGTTTTTGACCTGCTATCATACCTTGAACTCCTTTTGTCGTGATTGTCAATAGATTTGGATGTTTTTTTCCAATAATGGACAACTTAGTAGCAGTGTCGATGTGATTTTTACGGCTCTTTTCGGACTGCATAAAGGCCTCTAACCATTCCACTTGACGGCTAATACCTGTTTTTGGATTTGGCTTATTTCGCATTATATTAATAAAGCCTTCGATAATTTGAGGCATTTGTTCAATGCTTGGATGATTTTTGGCATTTTGAGCAATGAATTCTTGACTTAATGCTTCTTTTGCCTTAATGTTATGTCCTGAATAATTTTTAGTAGGAAGCACCTTTAATACTTGATGCCATTCTGTACCAAATGAACGCTCGATATATTTACCTTGTGGCACTCTATGCGCTTGTGGCGTGAATTTACCGCCTACTTTAGTGTAGAAATCAGCTAATTCATTTTTCATCTTCACATCAAGACCCCATCGGTCAGTTTGCAATTGATGACCTAAATAATAAGCTCCAGTTAGCTCTTGAATATGATTCAAAGCGTTGCGGAAAGCATCATATATTACCTCATGTGTGATATTATCCCCATACGAATAACCAAGTATATAATCATTATATGTATCGATTATAACATATAGGTTAGGCCTATAATAAGCGTTTTTAACCAATTTGCCCGATGCATTTCTATAGGATGCCGTGAAAAATAAGTCTAGTGTGTTATCATCCGCATTCAATAAGAGCAATGGAGATGATGCACGATCACGTCCAATCTCTTTACTGAATTTATTATATGCTCTTTTATCACCATCACGTGTTGATGCAATAATGTGTTCATTTTGCTTACGGATATACGCAATAGCCCCTGCTGTCAACGTCTTTTTACCGTGTTCTTTTGCATACTTATTATATGCAGCTGCTATCACTGTATCATCATGTTTGCGAGGATCAGCTAAAAGTTTTAAGATTAAAGCATCACTTTCTTCATCACGAGCCTTAGCGTTGCTATTACCAAAACGGTGTTTTTCGATGAGCATTTCGAATCTATCCAAAGGATCAGCATACGAATTGAATTCTTTTAGTTTTTCTTTCAGCCTTTTTGGATTCGTTGGAAGTGCGATATGTTGTTTTAATATAAGCTCACTTACCACATCCCAAAACTCCATTACTGAAATATTCAAAGCTTGCTTTAAAGCTCGTTTATCAGTAGTGAACTTACTCAACATATTAAGCCAGTTCACACATTTAGTATACCTATCTACATAGTTAATTTGTTCTTTACCCATCGCATCACAGTCACTTGCAGGTAACTTTGAGCCATTCGGCAATATATAATCAGAATAGAAAGTAAATGCTTTGTAATCCCAATCTATCAAATCCAATATGGGCTGTTTTGCCATATAGTCGTAAGGATTGCCGAATAATTCTTTTACCTTATCCTTATACTTAGTAGGCAGAGACTCATATTCAATCAATACTTTACTGCCGTTACCCCCTCGACCATGAACAGTAATATTACCTCGAGACCTATTCTTATTGTAAGTATCTGCTACCATTATAGCAGGCACAAACTCATTATAAGTCAAGCACAGTATATTATTGTTAATATAGATCATGTTGCTATTTGTTGGATTCTAAAATTCCAGCTACTTCCTTCACCCCAATAAGGATAGCTTGCTTTAATAATTGGTCTGTTAATACGATATTCTGACAAACTTTGCCTTTCCCAGTCTTTCCGATAAATCCATTACGAACCTTTTTAACTGCACTTTCTGAACAGCCTGCTAGTTTTGCAGTTACATCTGCTGGAACTAATATTCTTTCAGAAAGTGCAGAAAATTGGCACATCTCGTTTTCGTTTTTCAT